GCATGAGCTTAATAAAAGAGCTGGACATCAAAAGCATCAGGACAGATGGCGGAACTCAGCCAAGGGTTCGGCTTTATGAGGATACGGTAGCCGAGTATCGGGAGGCGATGGAGGCTGGCGCTAAGTTCCCGCCTGTAACGGTGTTCCATGACGGCTCAAATTACTGGCTTGCCGATGGTTTTCACAGGTTTCACGCATGTCTTCAGTCGGGCAGGAAAGAGATCCCGGCAAACGTTAATCAGGGGGCTCGCAGGGATGCAGTTTTGTATTCGGCCGGCGCTAATGGCGATCACGGATTGCGGCGCACAAATGAAGACAAGCGCAACGCTGTAATGGTGCTTCTGAATGACGAGGAGTGGGGTAAGTGGAGTGGCAGTGAGATTGCCAGGAAGTGCGCAGTGCATAACACCTTTGTAAACCGCATACGAAAAGACTCACTTAAGACAAGCTTAAGTGAAAACAGAACATACACCACTAGACACGGCACAGAAGCCACGATGAATACCGGCAACATCGGCAAGCATGAAGAGGCGCCAGCGCAGGCAGAGCCAGAGCATAAGGAGCCAGAGGAAAGACAAGGCCAGCCACAAAGCCGAGGGGTTGGAGTGCGGCTAGCACATGAAGCAATCTCAGTTCTAAAGCGCATCCCGCTTAATGACGGGTTAAGACAGGATGCTTTCAGCATTATTCAAGACTGGATCGAAACCAACAGGGGTAACTGAAATGATTAAAACTACGACCGAATATAGCCTTTTTTCCATGATGGATCAAAACCGCGATGTTGAACTGAACAATCGGAAGGTTAGGAACCTCTCCAAGTCCATGCAGCAATACGGCTGGCTTAATGCTTTTCCTGCAATGGTAAGGATGTCTGGCGGCAAGCTAATAATAATTGACGGACAGCATCGTGTGGCTGTCGCTAGGGAGTATGGACTGCCAATCAAGTACGTCATTGAAGATAAAGACATAGACGTTGCGCAGCTTAACGACACCTCGCATTCGTGGACGGTTGAGGATTTTGTAAAAAGATATGCAAAGGAGGGACTTGCAGATTATGTGTCTTTGATCGCATTTAGTGACCATTACAACATTCCAGTAACCATGGCTTCTGGCATTTTAAGCAACACATCCAGCCCTGGAAACGTCCTTCATCGCATAAAAAACGGAACATTCAAAATTATCAGTCGGCCAATGGCTACAGGTATCGCAGAGTGTCACGCGAGACTTTCCAGCATAAACCCCGTGTTCAGAAAAATGAACTCCTTGAAGGTCTTGTTTGCCTGTTTTCAAGTCTCTTATTTTGAGCCGGAAAGGCTTATCTCTGGCGCAGAAAAAAAGTCCGGCGAAATAAAATCTATAACAAAGATTGATTTGTTTTTTTCTATGTTCGAGGAGCTTTACAACTTTAACAGAAAAGAAAAGCACCCTCTCCATTTTGATGCAAATGAAGCCATGGGGAAGCGCAACGTCATCACTGGACGCAAGTATGCGGAAAAGCCGAAAGCATCATGAGCAACCTATCAAATCAAATCGTCAAAATCGGGCACAAGCTGCACGAAATTAATATGACCTTGCCAGCCAAGGGTGATGAGGCGCTTCAAGGCACAGTAAAGATTCTTGATGCTCTTCTTTCTGAGGGGTTTACAGGCTTTGTCGAAGATTCACGGAAAGTAAAAGCTGCTCTGGCCAAGGCGAGTGGCGAACAAAAACAGGAGAAATCCCAATGAACGCAGCACAACACCAAAAGCAGCTAGACGATGCGGGCGATCTGGAGGCGATGGCCGAGCGGCTTGAGCAGGATTGCCGGGAAACCTTAATGAACATGGAGCCCTGGCATTACCCGGAGCAGGTTCGACCTTGGGCCGTGAAGTGGGTCCAAACCGGCGAGCAGGACGTGACCGAAGCGCTTTATGACCTATGCCACAGCGAACTGTGCCTGGCATTGGCTGGAATGGACGACGACCCGATTGAGGCCGTGCGGATCTTGAAAGAGTGCCGATCAAAGGCCGTGGGCGATGTATTGGGGCGCATGGACTTTGAGGCGATTGCAAAAATTCAGATGGAAAATAAGGAAGCGTCATGACGGATAAAGCAGAAGACGCGCAGATGGAAGCGCTCAAGAGGCTCCGAGAAGCATTCCCTCCGAATCAGGTGAGCATGCTTCCCAAGCCAACCAAGTCCCAGACAGATGAAGTCAAAAGGAATTTCAAATCAGGCGTTCGGTGCGACATTTGCGGCGGGTGGCACCACCCGAAAGTGGTTCATCTGGCATACGTGGGTCATGCGGCACTAACTGACAGGTTTCTTGACGTTGACCCGTTTTGGAGCTGGGAGCCGCTGGCCACTGACGAGAACGGACTACCGGCCATTGACCGCGATGGCGGCTTGTGGATTCGGTTGACCGTGGCAGGCATGACCCGGATTGGATACGGAGACGCACCCGGAAAGATGGGCGGGGATGCGATGAAAGAGCGCATTGGCGACGCATTGAGAAACGCAGGTATGCGGTTTGGCTGCGCACTTGACCTCTGGCACAAAGGTGATCTTCATGCGCATGAGGTGGCTCAGGTTGCGGCTGACGTTACTGAGAGCACGGAGCCTGCCGCACCCGAATTGCCAGAGTACCCCCAATCACGCCTTGAGAAGAAGCTGCCAGAGTTCCGCGAAAGCCTGAAAGGCGACGCGACACCGGAGGACATTATCGGCTTCCTCGAAACCAAATACACCCTGACTGACGAGCAGCGCCAGCAGATCCGCAACCTGGCTATAGAAGGAGCAGAAGCATGAAATTCAACCTTGGCAAAATCGTAAATGTTCCGCAGGGCTCTGACCTTTGGCACGAGCTCCGCGCCAAGCGCCTGACAGCCAGCGAAGCGCCAGCGGCAGCCGGCAAGTCGAACTACCAAACTCGTAACGGCCTGCTTGACCAGAAAGCCACCGGCCTTGTGCCGGAGGTGAGCAGCCATCAGCAGCGCATCTATGATGACGGCCATCGGGCAGAAGCAGGCGCAAGGCCGCACGCTGAAAACTTAATCGACGATGAGCTGTATCCGGTTGTGCTGGACGACGAGGAAGGCGGCTTTCTGGCCTCTATGGACGGACTGACCATGGATCGAAAGATTGGCTTTGAGCACAAGCTGTTTTCCGAGTCGTTGGCCAAGCAGATTGATTCCGGCGAACTGGAAGAACACTACATGCTCCAACTGGATCAGCAGTTCGCTCTGTCCGGTGCCGAGAAGATCCTATTTGTTGCCTCTAACGGCACTGAAGAAGCGTTCAAATACCTGTGGGTTGAGCGTGACGAATCCCGATTCCAGCCTTTGCTGTCCGCTTGGGAGCAGTTCGATAAAGACCTGGCCGATCACAAGCCCGCCGAAACTGAGCAGCCAAAGGCCGAAGGCAAAGCGCCTGACGCCCTCCCTGCCCTGGTTGTTCGTGCCAGCGGCATGGTTGAAGCATCCAACCTTAAAGAGTTTAAGGAAAGTGCCAGGGCGACTCTGGCCAACATCAATACCGATCTGCAAACCGATACCGATTTTGCCAATGCCGAAAAGGCAGTGAAGTTCTGCAAGGACGTTGAAAGCCGCCTTGATTCAGCAAAAGAGAACGTGCTGGGCCAGATGCAGACCGTTGATGAAGTGGTGCGCTCCATTGATTCGATCAAGGAAGAAACCCGCCAGATCCGGCTGAAGCTGGACAAGGCGGTGAAGGAGCAGAAGGAGTCTCGGAAGCTGGAAATCCTCCAGTCCGCAAAGCAGGATTACGACACCTTCCTGAGCAGTCTGGACGTTGGCCAATACATGCCGCTGGTAATGCCCGACTTTGCCGGAGCCATGAAAGGCAAGCGCACAATCAGCAGTCTGAAAGATGCCTGCGACGACCTGATGGCGAAATCCAAGATCGAGGCAAACGAGTTGGCCGGCGCGATTCGCAAGAATCTGACGCTACTGCAAGGCCATGAAGATTATCGGTTCCTGTTCAGCGACTTCACGCAGATTTGCCATAAGCCAGCCGAGGACTTCGCCGCCATTGTGAAATCCCGCATTGCCGACCACAAGGAATCTGAGCAGAAGCGCCTGGATGCTGAGCGGGAGAAGATCCGGCAGGAGGAAGAAGCGAAGGCGAACAAGGCGGCAGAGGAAAAGGCCAAGGCCGAGCGGATT